GTTTGTTTGAAAGTATCGCCCATGAAAATCCAGAACTCTTTTATGTTCAGGAAGCGCAGAAATATTTAGAAGGAGAAAACTGATGTCAGAACGTACTACTTTACCGATTGGGAGTGTTGTTCGAGCGAGAGAAGGTGTAGAGCCTGTCATGGTTGTTAATCATTGTCCAGATACTAAAAAGCAGAGGCAAAAATGAAACTAGGACCATTTGGATTGGGCTTATCAATAGGGGGGTGAAACATGGAAATACAATTAAAATTACGTGGAAACTCAGAAGGATTTATCCTTCAGTCAAAATTACCTGATGATGAACATTGGACTGAAAGAATTGAAATCGTTCAAGAAGAGGAAGGTTATCGTCTATATGCAAAAGATGTAGAAATTCTTGTCTTAAAAGTATCAGAATTCATTTCTAAGAAGAAAAGAATAGTCGCAAGAGGGTTAAATAAGGATTTGATTTATTATGAAGAAAAAGTAATTAATTCATATTGGTAATTTAAAGAGGTATTTATGGGCGGTAAAAGCCAAGGTTCAGCGCGCACACCACATGAAGCACCAGATAGCCTTCGTTCTTCACAACGATTACGTGCTATTGGTTTAATCTCTCTTGGGCCAATTAAAGGTCCAGCCAATAAATGGAAATCAACTTACTTTGACAATACGCCAATCCAAAATGCAAATGGTGTTGATGATAATGATGAGTCAAGTTTCAATTTCAAAAACACAGAAATAGCATTTACACTCGGCACACAGGACCAAATGCCGCTACAGGGCTTTGAAATGTCAGAGCGTGAAGTATCAGTTGGTGCAGAAATTAAAAATGTTAACCCTGTAACAAGAACCGTCATTGATCCTGATGTGACACGTCTCAGAATTACATGTGGTGTAAGTGCGTTATTTTCTCAAAATGAGAATGGCGACACAGAGGGAACATCTGTATCACTCGAAATCTTAATCAACGGGCAAAGCCGCACGGTAAAAAATATTAATGGTAAATCATCATCTCGCTTTTATCGCAGTTACATCATTGATAATTTACCGCCTAAACCATTTACCATCACAGTCAAAAGATTAACAGCCGACAGTAAATCACAACGACTACAGAATGGCACTCATTGGGTTAGTTACACGGAAATCATTGATACCAAACTGTCATACCCAAACATGGCATTAATTGGCATTAAAACGGATTCGCGCTATAACCCAAATTTTCCTAATGTAAACTTATTGCTTTATGGTCGATTAGTTAAAGTACCAAGTACATATAATCCTGAAACAAGAACGTATGAACCTGGCATTTGGCGCGGTGACTGGAAAGAAGAGTGGACGGATAACCCCGCCTGGATTTTTTACGACTTAGTCACTAATTCTTTAGCTGGGTTAGGTAAACGAATTGGGGAATACGGATTGGATAAGTTCCAGCTGTATCAAATAGCAAAATACTGTGACGAATTAGTCGATGATGGATATGGCGGAAAAGAGCCACGAATGGTATCTAATCTATGGATTACAGAACAGCGTGATGCCTATAATGTGCTATCAGACATGGCATCTGTTTTTCGCTCTATTGCAGTGTGGAATGGAACACAGTTTTCAGCTATCCAAGATAGAACATCAGATCCAGTTTGTTTATATACTCAATCAAATGTAGTTGATGGTAAATTCTCTCGCCAATTCGCAGCAGGAAAGACAATTTTCACTGCAGTAGAAGTTGAATATGCTGATGAACGTAACTTCTATCAAAAGGCGGTTGAGTACGTTGCAGATGATTTAATGATTGCTCGCTATGGCTACAATGTTAAGAAAATTACAGCTTATGGCTGTACAAGTCGTGGGCAAGCTCACCGATACGGCAAATGGGTATTAGAAACATCTCGTCTTGAGCAATGTACTATTACCTTTGTAGTAGGTCGTCAAGGGTTATTGCATTTGCCAGGCGACATCATTGAAATTGCTGATAATGATTTTGCGGGTAAAACACTTGGTGGACGAGTTGTAGCGATAAACGGAAAGAAAGTAACACTTGAACAACCTGTAGAAATTACTGGTAATAGCTATTTAAGTTATCTCAATGATGAAATGCAGTTGGTGAAAATCAAAATCATCAATGCAGATAATACAAATAAATCGGTTGTTACATTAGAAACCAATCCTGTTGGTTTGAATGTAATGGATGATTGGGTATTAAAAACACCGCAAGTATCTACTCAGCTTTACCGTGCTCTCGGCATTACTGAAAACGATGACGGAAGTTATACCATAACTGCACTGCAACATGAACCG